TCAACCAATTTTTGATACTACAAGGGATGAGATGAGTTTAAGAGAAATTTTAAGAAAACCTCAACTTATAGGAACTTTCGCTGTTTATGATGATACTAGTGAAGGGAAATTGTTGTGGTCTAGGCCTATGACACCTTGTCAAGAGTTTAGGAATTTTACCTATACAGACGTAAATTCTCAAACTAATCCGTCTTATTATTTTACTAATTTACAGCAAACATTAGCGACGATGTCTAAGTATTGGAGAGGCTCATTAAAATTACATATTCAAGCAAATATGTCTAATTTTCATTTTTGTAAATTATTGTTGGCTAGAGATTACTCGGTTAGAAGTTTAGCTTTGGCTAATCCTGGAGTTGCCCCATTGTATGATCAGATATCAAATTTTCCTTGTGAAACTTTGGAATTTGCTGCAGGAGGGCAAGTTCAAACAATAGAGTTGCCTTTTGTTTCATCGATAGAACAACTCCCTGTTGCTCAATCTCCCAAACTTAACGCTTCAGAGCATGGTGTTTATTATATATATTTAAATCAAGCTTTAGTCACTAATGGCTCCGTAAATAGATTTGTTGAATTCAATGTCTATCTTTCTTGTGGGGATGATTTTGAATTGTTTGGCTATTCCACAGATCCTTATAGAGTTCTTTATCCTGGAGATATAGGAACTGTTCCTTCCGTGGCTAATTTAGAAGATGATAAGCCAGCAGAATTCGTAGCTCAAGGATCTGCTAATCCGGTTAATGTTTCTAGTCAATCAAATATAAATTTTATAGCTAAGGAAGAAAATGATGAGCATGAAGCTTCAGATTTTAGACCTATAACAAGTATTAGAGACATTTCACGCCGGCTTTATAAATTGGCCAGATACAAATATCCTAATACTGATGTAAATTCAAATGGTGGAATTTATTCATATAATATTGCCGCTCTTTTAGGCTTACAAGAACAAGTCAACGAGATAGGTGTTCCTTCTTCTGATGTATATAAATCTACTGCAGCGTCAACTTTGCGAAGAATCATGGGCTTATATCATGGTTTTCAAGGAGGCGCTAAGTTTAAAATAGTAGTTCAGGGTTCATCAGGTGCTTCAGTATGGTATGTTCCTCCAACATATGGTTATAGGACAGACCCCACTTTAGATGCAATCTGGACTGGTAATTTACCTTTTCCAGCAGCGTCTGCAACTGCTACACACAAAACCGTGGCACGTAGTATGTATCAGAATTTGAAATTTACAGCCAATAATTTAGATGAAGAATTCTCTTGTCAAAGTGTTTTGCAAGAACGACCAAATTATTTTGCTACCGGTTATGCCGGTATTATTGATCCTACTCAAACTGGTTTAGCCTCAGAAAGCGTATCTATTTTGGATATAGAAACTCCAAATATGACGCCTTATCGGTTTTTGGGTGATGCGACATCGCATTTGCATGTACTTAATGGTCCTAGTTATGACTCACCTACTACTAATATGGGTCACTTGTTAGTTTTTATCCCGCAGAATATAACAACAGGATCATCTATAACAGAGTCAGGAGTGTATGTTACCATATATGGTGGTTTAAATGATTCAGCTAGATTAGGATATCAAGTTTACGCTCCATTTATTTTACAACCAGCTATTTTGTCTAGTTCAGCTGGTGTATATCAACCCATATCAACTAGCAATCAAGGCAACGGTTTACCTGTTGAATCCTTATTACCCCGTGTTTCATGTCCTGGCGCATATTACACACAATCTTAAAACAATTTTTATATATATTTTTATAATGTATT